AATGCTGATGCCCTGATTCACCACGGAGTAAGAGCCTATGGTGATGTTTTCCGGCGCAAACTGGCTGCCCGGAGGGATCACGCTTACCGGACGCTGGTCAATGATGGCGCCGGTATGCCTGTTAAGCGGGATTAGTTTCGATGCAATTCGCAGTTCACTTGCCACGATGTGTTGTGGGCCAAGATGTCCTTCTTCGTCTGCCGATCCAACACATCGATGTCGTGATCAGTAAGATAGATTGGCTTTACCCAGTCGCATCCGGTGTCGATTAACTCAATCTTTGCGGGTCCATTTTGCGCGCAACTCGCGATCAACATCGTCATCAGCCATATGGTTAACAGTCTGCTGTACATTGCTGGCCTCTTTCGTTATTTCAACACGACGTTCTGCTGCTGCGACCGTTGCCGCAGCGTTAGCTTCGGTGCGCTGCTGATCAGCATTTGCTTCCGCTTTGCTGGTGCCACGTGAATGGCCTAAGCCGAATGCTCCAGCGACAGCAGCTATCACCGCTGCAGCCAGCCCGATAATCATTTCGATACCCATTGTGACCTCACACCAGAATTGATTTAGCCAGATTGAACAGAATGCGCCGTTTGTCCAGGCCGTTATACCCGCCATTGATGATCTGCGTGACGCGGGCAAGGTCGCCGGAGTAAAGCATACAACCGCTGGTAGCATAGAACCATGCCGCTGAACGCGCCGCGTTACGCTCCTGCTCCAGCAGCTCAGGGCTGGTGAGCAGATCGAGTTTCAGCGCGGCGCCACAGCGACGGTAATTATCCAGCCCGGTGATCTGAATCAGGCCACGACCACGATATTTCCAGCCGTCGCCCGCCGCTTTGTTGCCCAGGCGTTTGCTGTAAACCAGATTGGCAATGGCGCGCTGACGTTCCAGTGGTAACACCTTTTCATACGAGCGGCGGCCCAGCGCATTAGCCTGGTCCTGAGTAAGGCGCCCGGCGCGGATGAAACCCGCCAGACCTGCCACGCTGTAATTCATGCTCTCAACCAGCCGGGTGAAGCCAACGGATTCATGCCCGGTCTGCGCAATAAACATCGCCTGGTCAGTCGGTGCAGTGATACCGAATTCCTTCATTGCCGCATCGATGTGCTGAAACCAGCGCGCAGCTAATCCGGCGCTTATACCAGCCGCCAGCTGAAATTGTGATTGTTTCATTCAGACCTCAGGACATAGAAGATCCGCGCCACATTCCCCCGTGCCCTGAACACGGCGGCGAAGATAATCAGGTTGATTGTCACGGTTGCCCAGTGGGTATGCAGGTAGGAGTCAAACAGATACCGGAACGGCACCGATGCATACGCCAGGATAATCAGATAGGCCAGCCATGAAGCCCACGGGTTGTGTCGCCCGCCAGGCTTACGGAACATCATCAGGCGCAGAACAATAGCGGCACACGCCACCACATTGGTCAGCACCAGCGGATCGTTAGTTACCATTGGTTCCCCCTCTCCAGCGTGCGAGCAGCTTTAGCGGGTCCTGTTCACTGAAAAACGTCAGCGTCTTGATTGCCACGGCGGACAGGATCACTGCGCCGAGTGCATCCAGTGGCTTGTCTGCGTAGCCGGTTATACTCGCCAGCCACGAACCCACCAGCCCCGAGCCATAGACGCCAGCAAAATACGACACGACGAAATACGCGGAGCGGCGAAAAATCGTCAGGTCGGCTGCGGTGGCCACATAGAAAACAGCACCGGCAAACGCGCCGAACACCACGCCGTAATCAGTGCCGGTGAGCAGTCCATAAATGCTGGCGCCGGTCAGCGCGCTACCGGCGGCTACGGTACCGGAAAAAGGTTCGGACATTACGCCCCCTCTTGTGTGTGAGTCCTCTCAGGAATGAGGGGAAATAAAAAAGGCCCACCGAAGTGGGCCCTGATGCGGTTGCCATCCCGCTGCGTTGGCGTTTGTATAAGGCATGAGCCGAATAGCGAGTTAATCGGCTCACAAAATGATTCGATTAAAACCAATAGATAAAAACCCCTCTGAGGCGAGGTTTTAGATTTGGTTTAAGTCCGTGGCGAAGTAACCACTCTTAACAAGTTACATTAGAAAATGCGGACCGCAGTAGTGATTTATAAATCTTTTCGCGTTAAATTCACCTATCGGCAAAAAAATAAATTCATTCAACGCGCAAGCTTGCATAACAGGATAGTTATGAAAAAGACGACTTCGTTTAAAGTGTTCTATGACGCAAAAGACGATGAACTTTCAAAGCATTCGATTGAAGCAGAAACTCTCGCTAATTCAATACTTTCAATGACAAATTTAATTGAGAAAGCTGACGGAATTCTCAATGAAGGTAATAAATCTGTAAAGGTTCTAGTTACAAATCCTGCTGTTGCAGGTTCATTAGGTATTGCTTACACCATAGTTGAGTTATTACCTACAGCCGTGAGTGTATTAAAAACAATCGGAATTGTTGGTGCGGCTGGTGCTGTGGGTCATGCCACAGCTATTTCATTAATCCGTCAATTAGGAAGCAGGAAAGTAATATCAGTTACCAGAAAAGCAGGAACCAATGAAGCCGTCTTAGAGCTTGACGGTGAGGATATTGTTTGTCCAGCGCCCGTTGCTGCACTTGTAACAGAGCCTTCTATACGCGATGCATTGATTGCTGTTGTTCAGGCCCCACTTGAAGGTAAAAAAGAACCTGTATTCAAAATTGTTGATGAAAATAACAAAGAGCTGATGCGTCTTGAGGGCCTACAGACCGAAGAAATAAAGCCCCTGCCACGCGGCACATTGCTTAGGAAAGAAGTAGAAACTAAAGACGTCAATGTAAAATTTACACAAGTAAACTTTCATAACGAGAAGGGTTGGAGGATGGAATATCTTGATGATGAGCATTCTGTCCTACTTACAGACTATGAATTTTTAGCTAAAGTAAGGCAGGCTGAAGGGACCATTACTAGCGAGGACCTCTTCTCAGTTACGTTAGAGACTACAAAGACTATTTCTGCACGCGGTACCTCTCAGAAATTTGTGATTAAAAAGGTGCTACGCCATAGGGTAGCGCAAGGCAAAAAGCTTATTTAGCATAAGAAATCAAGATGATACAGCAACAATTAGTACAAATCGTTTTTTGGTTGGGGGTTATAGTTAGCCTCCCAACCTTCTATCGCTTTGTATATGCTGGTTCAGCCTTGATCTGGCGTCATCTTTTTCCTACCCGTAAAGTGGAAATACGACTTCTTGATAATGACCATCAACCAGTAAAAACCGTAACGATCACCCTGGATAAGAAGAGCAGGAAGAGTGTCGTCGATCTCATCGAAGAAGCAAAAGCTAAGGATTCGGCTAAGCGATGAGTGATGATAAACATAACTTACTCAGTAGTAATAAAGGCATAACAACAGGCGGCATTGGAGCGGTTCTGACAACATTGGTACCACTGATCGCTCCTGATCCAAATGACCAATTGCGTCCTTTTTTATATGCTTCAGCCCCGCTGATATCAGCCTTTATCACATACTTAATGGTATGGGTTATAAACCGTCATGGCTTAGAGTCGCCTGCAGAAGCATCTTTTCGTAACAGCTTACAACGAGACTTAAAGGGCATAGAGAAACAACTCAAAAGCCCTCACCTAACAGACGGCTTTAGAAATGAACTAATTCGCGACAAAGAAGACACTATCAGGAAGCTGGTAAATATTGGTAAAACTATCACCGTCTCTCCTGTAGATCCCTCTCCAGAGGATGATGAAACGGCCAGTTAGGCCGTTTTTCTACAAACAATTTGAACTCTTAATCACATTCAAGCTTAACGTCCAACATCGATAAACAACCATCGATAAAACCCTCAGCCATCTGTATTTCAATGCGTATCAGCTTCTCATCTTTTTTCCTGGCTCGCGCTATGCTGCGCTTTGAAATGCCGTACAGGTAATGCGCCACGAGCAGAGAATGCTCATTTGGCTTCTTCTTCTGCAAACGTGCCAGGCAGCTTTCAATAATCAATGCATCGTCGTCTGTACAGGATGGTCTGGACTTCCCCGTAGGTGGTAGCAGCCCCTTGAATCCAGCGGCTATATGTGAGTAATCAACCCCGGAATTATCGCTCGCGGCCCACCCGCCCCATCGTTCCAGTACCAACTGAATATCGCGCATAAATATCTCCACTACTTACGCCAGTGCGCCAATGGCAAGCGCCCGGTCTAATGTCTTCAGCAGCAGCTCCGGCTGCGTGCCGTATTTGGCTTCAAAAGCCCCTGCATCCGCATGAAGTTCATCGTGGTGCGTTCTGCACAAAGGCAACACGAATAGATCATGGGCTTTGGTCCCCATTCCGCCCTGGCCGTATCCGATCAGGTGGTGGGGATCGTCTGCTGTCTTGCCGCAACATGCACACGGCTGCGACTTCACCCAGCGGGTGTACTTCTCGTTCTGCCAGCGGCGGCGCTTCGGTCGCAACATGAACGACTCCGGTGTCTCAGGGTCAACCTTCAGCGCCAGCACCTGCTTTACTGCTTCCTCCACCATGCTGGTGGCCGGTACCGACGGCATAAGGTCCGATTCACGGGTTACCGACTGGATAACCTGCGGCGGCATGCGCAACGCCTGGCGCGCGACTGACTCCGGGATCACATGCGCCAGTTTATTGAGCGTCAGCCACCAGCACAGCTCCGGCAGGGTCACAGCGTGGGAATCATCGAACCCCAGCCCGCGCCGGACCACCGACAATGCCCAGGCTACCAGGTTTGCCCGCGCAATGCCCGCCAGTTCGTCAGTAAAATGCTCCCGCACTTTGTTGTCACAGGACCAGCACAGCCGCAGGGCGCCGGGCTCATGTCGCATAGTCACCAGTTCGTGGTGGTGATAGCTGGCGTGTGGGTACTGGCATCCGTCATCACGCAGCAGCCAGGCTTCCAGGCTCGCCAGTCCACCAGCACGCAGTATTACTTCTGGGTGTTCGAATACAGGCACCATAACCGGATCTTCAGCCAGTGGCTGGTGCGCCGCTGGTATTTCCCCAGTCGGCAGGTCAGCCAGTCGATCCGGTTCGTTCTCCAGCAGGATTCGACCGCGAAAGAAATGTGGCAGCAGCTCAGGACCGGGCCGGAATGCCACCAGCCCGAATTCTTTGACGATCACAGGGGTTAACAGTGCTCTCACGCTGCATTACCTTTGACAATATGCTCCGCCCATAATCCGCCAATCCACTTCACCCCCTTTGCAGTAAAGCGCGCCTGGCTGAATGCATGGTTGGAAGTGGTCGACGTACCCGTTTTGACTTCAAAGCGCCCGGCTGCGATATGCTGGTGCCGAGGGGTCAGTGCCCCGCCCAGGCGATACATGATGTCGTTATCAATCAGGAACAGGCGAAACTCAGGCTCTTTGGCTTTAAGCAGCTTCGCCACCTGGCGGAACGAAAGCGACCCGCTGGCGGTACAGTACCGATCAACAAACTCCACCTTCGGCGCTGCGGCGGCCAGTACGAGTTTCAACTTTTCTTTTTGCTCAGCGAGATCGGCGGCCAGGCGCAACGCTTCCGGCAAAGACTGAGGCACACTCATCCGTTGACCGTTCTCCAGCTCGAGCCAGCGATCAATAATCCGTTTACGCAAAACCACGTTGTATCCTGATACTAGGGTCAGGCATAAATCTTTTGGCAGGTGATACAGCGGATAGCTGCGCCCGCGCTCGTCCCGGTAATCTCCCGAAAATTCGGGAGATTGAATATTGAGCTGCTGAAGCATGTTGCGGATATCAGCCATCACATGGTCATGCCGCTTATCGCACAGCCCGGCAATCTCAAGGCTACTCATCGCCGGAAAGCCTGGATCGTTTTTAACGTTGGCAAGATTTGTCATAGATGACCACCATTCTCAATAAAATGCTCAATCACTTTCAAACGAGAAGCGTTGTCATAGGAAGTCAGCAGTACTAAAGCTAATTTCCTATCGAGCCTGTAACAGGGATAAACCCTGCCAAAATCATCTGCATACGTTCCAGAAAGATGGTCTTCTGGAAGCCCTAACCACTTGAAGATCACTCGAATATCACGCAGAACGTGGTCATGACGTTTGCCAAACTCCTTAGCTACTTCATTGCTGCTGACACTTAAAAAATCTGGTCTGCAAACCAAGTCTTTCAACTTGCTCATACTGTTCTCCACTGTTCAGGCGGCTGCACCCGCCGGATTGAATGTACTGATTGTGATTTCTACTTTGCCCTTCGGTACCACTGGCCCCCACTCCACCAGCATGCGTTTTACCTGGCTGTCGTCCTCCCAGACACCTGCATGCGTCAGCGCGTCAAACAGCGCTTTGTTGTAGTTATCCAGATCACGGCGGCGCTGATCTGGAGGGAAAAGAATTATTGCGACCGCCGCGGGTGTGGTTGATGGTTTCGGCAGACGACGCAATTGCTCGATGATGGCAGCACAAGCGTCACTCTGATATTTACGCCCGGCAGCGCTGATAAGGTGGCGACCAGCCAGCGGCCCCCT